CTAGACCGCCTTCAGCTTGCGCGGCGCGGCCGGGCATTTCGAATTGCGAGCCCGCACCGCCTCCGCGAGCGCCGACGTGGGATCGCGCAGGTCGCGCTGCCACGCGATTACCTCGTCCTTGAACCAAAGCTTGCGGTGAGGGGTGATCGTCTCCCCCTTCGGAAACACGCCGTCGCGTTCCAGCCTGAACAGCGTCGTGCGGCTGACGGGGATGAGCGCGAGCACCTGCTCGGCGGTGAGCATGTCGCGAATCTCTTCCGGTTTGTCGCTCATGCGCGGCCCTCCTGACTGCGCGGCCATGGTCACAGCCTCAACATCCGGTCGGCGATCTCCGAGACCGCAGCACCGATGCGGTTGGTCTCGTCGTGCACGCGCATGCACGCGTCGATCTGCTCGTTGAGGGAAACCTTGGTGGCGGCACCGCCGACCAGCACCTGCTGCTGCAGGGCGTCGAGCTGCTTCTTCAGCTCGGCGATGCGGTCGCAGACCTCGCTGACCACCTTGTCCACGAGGGCGTTGATGGCGTCGCGCTGCGGGGCCCCGTAGGCGGGCGGCTGCACCATCGGTGCCGGTGCCGGTGCGGGCTGCGGATACAGACGGCTGGCGGACTGCTCGACCTCCTCGCGGATGCGGGCGAGGCGGTCTCGATTGTTGCTGTGTGGAAACGATTGGCGGGTGTGCGTGTCCATGACCAAACTCCCCTTGGCTCCCTTTGAGAGAGGGGAAAGTATCTCGCACTCAGTACGAAATGCAACGGCGTTCGATCTAGGCTCGAATTCGCTTCTTGATCAGCTCGACCTGCTTTTTCGCTGCGGCCAGCTCGGCTTCGGCCTTTGTGCGCGCCTCGATGCGCTGCTCGGCAGTTTTTAGTTTCGCTCTGAATTGCGGGGATAAGTGCTTGTCCAGTCCCCACCACAGCCACTCGGCCAACGGCTCATCCAGCTTCTCTTTGAGATGAAAGGCGATTTCGCGCGGGATGGGGTAGCCGCGCTCGTAATTATTCCATCGCTTCATCTCGATGCCGATCCGGTCCGCGAAGGCTTGCTGGCTTCCCGACGCGACAACCTCGCGCAGCAATCGGAGACGCACCTTGTAAGCGTCCATCTCCTTCTTCTCGAACCCCTTGATCTTTCTCATGCAATGGCTCCCCCAGCCGGTCTCCGTGAAGCATTCCGCATAACTGGTATTAACATATGTTACTCAACCCACACTTGGTTGTACCGCAATAAATGCGAGCACGCAATTAGTACGAATTGCAGTGCTTTCTCCTAGTTAATTCGCGTCGCAAACTTGCCTTTGTTGTCGCTTCGTACTCATTTCGATATGTATGAGACTTGCGAAATGAGGGCGAGCGTGCGCAGACTGAAGTCAGCGAAGGCAGTGGTCGATCACCTTGGTGGTTTGCCGAAGGTGGCGGTCCTGACGGACACCAAGATCAACACCGCGAAGAACTGGCCGAGCCGCAAGAAGGCGTTTCCCGCCTCGACCTATGTCGTCATGCAGCGTGCGCTGCGGCGGCGTCGGGCGACTGCCAGTCCGCTCCTGTGGGGCATGCGCGGTCTGGAGTGACGCGCATGGGGATCGGCCTCGACGACTGGGATCAGCGCATCGGCCCGCGCCTCGACGAGATCAGATGGCACGCAGACGCGATCCTGCGCGCCGTCAACGGAATGCGTCTGCAGCCCGACTTCGAGGCGTGGGCCGAAGGCCAGCTCGTTATTGCCAAGGACGCGCTGACGTACTCGCTGGCTCAGGTGTCCCGCGCGCTCGATGCGTACAGGGAGAAGCCCCATGACCGTTGAGCTGGTTCACAGCGCTCCGCCCGTCGAGATGGAGCAGCGCGTGCTGCGGCTGCAGGCCGACGCGCGCGTCCTCAAGGACGAAATGACCAAGAGCCAGGCCCGCTCCGTGTTCCTGATCCTGCAGGACGCGCGTGACAATCTCTCGCGCGTGCTCGACCGCGCCGAGTGGGAGGGAATGAAGAAGCGATGAACGAACGCGATGCCGACATGCTCCGCGCCGAGATCGCCCGTCTGCTGCAGCTCTACCCGGAGCTGGCCGACGACGAGGTCCTGCGCGCCGACATGCTCGATGGCGAGACCCAGATGAGCGACGTGCTCACCCACCTGATCCGCGAAGGCGAGGACGCCAAGGCGATGAAGGAGGCGACCAAGACCCAGCAGGAGAACCTGAAGGCTCGCACCCAGCGGTTCGAGCGCCGCGTGGCGTTCACCCGCGAGCTGATGCTGGCGATCTTGGACGCGGCGAACCTGCGCAAGCTGGAGCTGCCGGAAGGCACGATCTTCCTGCGCAACAACCCCCAGCAGGTCGTCGGCGAGCCGGATGCGACCACGCTGCCTGACGACCTTGTCAAGATCGAGCGCAAGCCCGACCGCAAGGCGATCCTCGCGGCGCTGAAGGACGGCCGCGAGCTGCCCGGCCTCGTCCTCTCCAATTCCCCGCCCTCCATTGTCGTGACGGTGAAGTGATGGCCAACGATTACAACCTCTATGGCGACGAGCCGCCGCACCAGAAGCACAGCGAGACCAGCCACGCGGCCGCGCGCAAGGCGCGGCATCGCATTAACAAGTCTCACCAGAAAATTCTTGGGTGGATGAGCGAGCACCCCGATGGCGGCTGCGACGAGCGCGTCGCTGCTGCGCTCTCGATGAGCCAGAACACCTACCGGCCGCGCCGCTGCGAGCTGTTCCAGATGGGCTACCTCATCGACAGCGGTCGCAAGGAGCGGACCCAGTCCGGCAACGAGGCGGCGGTGTGGGTTCGCGTGTCGTCCCCTTTTCCGGCGGGAGCGAAGTGATGCTCAATGAAGACCAGAAGATCCAGCTCAGCGCGCCCCTGAACCGCGCCTACGTCAAGGAGCGCAAGCAGGGAGGCCGCCAGTTCGCCTACATCGAGGGTTGGCAGGCGATCGCCGAAGCCAACCGCATCTTCGGCTTCGACGGCTGGCAGCGTGAGACCATCTTCGCCACCGTTGTCGCCGATTATGAGCGCGAAATCGGCGAGAACAAGCTGCCGGGCTTCGGCGTGACCTACGTCTGCAAGGTGCGCATCACCGTGGGCGACATCGTGCGCGAGGGCTGCGGCTCTGGGCATGGCATCGACCGCGATCGGGGGCTCGCGCACGAGAGCGCGATCAAGGAGGCCGAGACCGACGCGATGAAGCGGGCGCTGATGACGTTCGGCAACCCGTTCGGCCTCGCGCTCTACGACAAGGAGCAGAGCAACGTCATCGACGAGAGCGAGCTGCGGCGTCGGCAGGCGCTCGCCCCCAAGCGCGCCGAGTTCATCGAGCACCTCAAGGCGACGATCGCCCACGAGTTCACCAGCCGCGAGAAGCTGGGCGAATGGTGGAACAGCGAGGGGCAGAAAGCCGCGCGGCGCCGCTACGAGCTGACCGACGCCGAGATCGAGATGCTCAAGGCGCTGGTGATCGCCAAGGCCGAACAGCTCGGAGGCGCCCATGCTGCAGCGTCTTGATGCCTTCCAGCACGCGCCGATGATGTTCGGCGACGACAACAAGCTGAAGCGCGGCGTCATCGTGCGCTGCCCGTGCGGCGCTGAGGAGCGGCTGCCCAGCAACACCTTCGCGATGCCGGGCAATTCGCAGCGCGAGCAGCACGAGATCGAGCTGCAATTTGTGAAACGGCGGCTGGTGCCGCGTGGCTGGTTCATCGGCCGCCGCCGCCGCGAGCACCGCTGCCCCAAGTGCAACGTGATCCGCACCACCACCAAGCAGGAACTGTTGAAGGAGAGGATCGAGCCCATGGCGAAAGAGATGCCGCTGCAGATCGTCAAGCCGGCGGAGGTGGTGCAGCCGCCCCGCGCAATGTCGCGGGAGGATCGGCGGATCATCTTCGAGAAGCTGAACGAGGTCTATGTCAATGAGAAGACCGGCTACGCCGACGACTGGACCGACGCCAAGGTCGCCTCGCATCTCGGCGTGCCGCTGCAGTGGATCAGGGTGATCCGCGACGAAAACTTCGGCGACGAGGTCGCCAACGAAAGTATCCGCGTCACCCTCGCTGAGGCGAAGGAGGCGGTCGCCCTGGTGCGCCAGCTCGAACCCGACATCAAGAAGATGCTCGCGCTCGCCGACCGCATCGAGCGCGCCGTCACCGAATGCGAGAAGGCGCTGCGCTGATGGACCTCGCTGATCTGGCACGACGCAACGCGATCTCGCTGGAGGTCAAGAAGGACGGGCTGACACAGCGTCAGTCCGGCGATTGGCAGCTGCGCCTGACCATCGCCGCCATCGACATGGACAGCCGCATCACGCAGGCCGCGATGGGCACGCGGTTCGCCTGCGTGCTGGTCGAGGTCAACGACGACGACGCCCCGGTCGATCATGGGGGCGAGGAGCGCGACAAGTGGCGCGAGCTGGGACCAGCGAAGCAGGCGGGCATCCGGTGCAAGGAGCCGGCGTTCTGGGCGTATCTGCGAGAGGAACGTCACTACAGGGACGTTCAGGACGAGGCGCACGCCGTGGACTGCGTGCGGCACATCTGCGGCGTCGTCAGCCGCAGCGATCTCGGCAAGCCCGGCCGCACCGATGAACGGCAGAAATGGTACCGGCTCGATTACGATTATCAGGGGTGGAGGGCGCGTGAAAATGGATGACAAGCAAAGACTGCTCTCCGCGCCGGTGGGGGATCTGTTCCGCAAGCTCGATGACTGAGCGCGTCCCTCGTCAGCGCGACGAGAAATACCTCGCCTACATCCGCACGCAGCCGTGCTGCATCTGTGGCGACAACACCTCGACCGAAGCGGCACATCTGCGCGCCGGCTCGATCAGCGACGGCAAGCGCTACACCGGCATGCAGGAGAAGAGCAGCGACAAGTGGGCGCTGCCGCTCTGCGGACGGCATCACCGCGAGCAGCACAGGATGAACGAACTGGAGTTCTGGGCGAGCTACGGCATCAACCCTTTCGAGCTGGCGATCTCGATCAGGAGACCGACGTGAAGAAGCGATACTCGATCTGGGTGCGCGAGATCGGCAGCGACCACGATGTCGAGCTGATGCAGTGCGACGGCAATCCGCAGGTGCTCGTCGAGGGCCTCTACGCCAAGCACCTCACCGTCAAGACCGAGACCTCGCGCAAGAAGACGAAGATCAGCAAGTACAGCTGGGTTCGCATCGTCGATAACCGCGCGGAGAGCCAGACGTGAAGCGGCGTTATCTCAACATCGAGATCGGTCCATACCTGCGCGACACCCAGAAGCTCAGCGCGCTGCAGAGCGGGGCCTACCTGCACTTGCTGATGCACTACGTCGTCCACGGCGAGTTGCCGCACGAGGACGACACCGCCATGCGGATGATCGCGCGCCTGGACACGCAGCAGTGGCGGCGCACCAAGCCCGTGCTCGCAAAATTCTTCGACAAGAACTGGCACAACCCTCGTGCAGATCGCGACCTGATGAAGCAGGAACGCATCTCGCTGCTGCGCGCCTTCGCCGGGCAGGCTGGGGGCAAGTCGAGCGGCATGAGCCGCCGCGCCCGCTCGCGGCTGGGTGATCACTGAAAAATATGTGGACAAGCCCTGATGCGAGGATGGCATCGCCTTCGCACCCGCACGCGAAGCGCGCATCGCATCAATCGCGAGAGTCAACGCGTTGAAATGATACGGCGCCGGCGAAGCAAACGCAAAGCAAACGTGAAGCGCACCCCGAAGCAATTGCTTCCAATACAAAACTTAAACAACTAACACCGTCTCTGGAGCTGGCGGCGAGGGGGCTTGCCGACGGAGAGATTGTGGCGCATAGCGCAGCACATCACTCACATCGAGATCGCCGATGCAGCAGCTGCCAATCGACGACGCTGGGCCCACCCAGGAACGGCTCGCCAAGGCGGGCGAATATTTCCAGCTCGTCGGCCGCTCGCGATCATCCCGCCGCATCACCATGCTGGACGACCCGCTCGGCAAGGCGTGGCTGCGTCAGATCATCGCCGCCACCGAATACTCGGCGCTGCGCCGCTACGCGCTGCACTGGGCTGCGGCGGGCCTGCAGGGTCCGCTCACCAGCGTCGATCTGAACCGCATCTACGCGTTCGATCCCGGTCAGATGAGCGGGCTGGCGCGCACGGAGGCGCAGCTCGACCACAAGCGGACCTATTACGCGGCGAAGCAGGCGATCGGCTTTCGGCCGTCGTTCGTGGCTGATCAGGTGGCGTGCTTCGGGAGGGGGCTGCAGGAGACGGGGGAGAGCCTCGGGCTGCGCTCGCCATACCGGGCGCGGCAGAAGGCGGCCGAGCTGCTTGCGGATGCCGGGCACCGGCTGTGCGCGTTCTTCGACGCCTTGCGCTGAGGGGCGGAACCAACCGAAAGATCGGGGATTGATGATCACGGAAATCGCGGCTCGACCCCGTGATCGCCGACACATTAGGCCTCAGCTGGACAAGCCCCCCGAGCTGAGGCCTTCTTTGTGGCCTTGTGTACATTTTTGCACATAACCCGGAACGAACTGGCGGCTCCTGAATAATGTGTCAGGGGCTCAGTGTCGGATATCGGGAACGTGTCGCGCATTCACTTTTTCGCCCGCGAGGCAGCAGCCTCGCTCTTGCGTATGGCAAGAACAACCAAAGACCCCACCGTTGCGGCAGGCTTGGTCCAGCGTGCAGCTGACTTGAAGGACAGGACCGGGGAGCTGCCGCCCATCGACGGCGAGACCTCGGCCCCGCAGCCGCCCAAGCCTCTGACGCGCAACTGAGGCCGCTCGCTGTCGCGAGCAGCGACAAGCCTTGCGTCGAGGGGCGAATTGGGCGACAGTTCCGCTAGCTCACCGCACCGCGCCTCGGCGTGATCGATGAGCTGTAAAACCCCGGAGCCGCCCTCCGGGGTTTTGACGTTTTAGCGTTCATTATCGCTCGACCTCGGGGAGCTGGTCCGGTGTCACCTTCGCCTGCAGCATCAGCCGCACCAGCGCGGCGATGTGCGTCGGCACGGGATACTCTCCCAGCACCCACGAGCGCACGGTGCGCGCGTTCGTGCCGAGACCGCGCGCGAAGCTGGATTGGTTGAAGCCAATGGCGATGAGAGTAGCGTTGAGCTGCTCCCCGCTCATCTTGGCATTGAGCTGGTTACGCGGCGAGCTGGCCACCGGGCTCTCTCTTCAGGCGATTGACGAGACGGATGACTTGGGCGGACTGCCACTGGCCACCCTCGGACGTTGTGATGCCACGTCCGTTGAGCACGGCGGCGATCTGGCGTGAGGACTGCGACAGCAACGGCTCGATGATCTCGCGCATCTCCTCGGCGAACGCGGCGGCAGCAGCGGACTTGTTCTGGCCCGCGTTGGGGGCGCCCAGCTTAACGCCGCGCTCCTTGCAGGCGGCGAGTGCAGCCTTGGTGTTCGAGGCGATGCGGCGACGCTCCTCCTCGACGAGGGCGGCGCGGATGTGGAGCATGAAGGGGTCGGCGTCCGGCATTTCGGTGACGAGGAAGGGGACGCGGTGCGCCATCAGGCCGGAGATGAAGTGTACATCGCGACCAAGGCGGCACAGCTTGGAAACCACCACCGGCACGTTCTGGCCGGTCTTGCGGGCCTGCTCCAGCGCTGCGGCGAGCTGCGGGCGACGCTCCAGTGCGTCGTGGCCCTTGCCGCTCTCGGTCTCGATGTACTCGGCGACGATCTCCAGACCCTCGGCCTGCGCGAAGCGATGCACAGCAGCCTGCTGCGCCTCAAGGCCGAGGCCCGAGCGGCCCTGCTTGCCGGTGGAGACGCGGTAGTAAGCAACGATCTGCGTGAACTTCATGGTCGGCCCCCGTGATGCGGATCAGTATAGGCAGTCACTGCCTATACATCAAGGTCCCATCGGCAAAACTCCCTCAGCTCTGCTCGTCTTCTGGGCCGACGTGGTAAAGTTTTTTGACGCGCTGAGCGTTGATAGGCGACTTTTCAGCGAGCTTCCGCAGGGCTTGACGAGCATTGTCGCCGATTGCTCTGTATCTTGGGTCGGCGCCACCCTGGCGCCCGAGCTCAAGAGCCTTCCTGCCGGCAGACCTGAGCTTGAGTCCTCGCAGCGTCGTGAACATGGCGTAAAAGTCATCTGACGTTAGCTTTGAGAGCAAATCGATATCCTCTTCGTTCCAGCCATGATTCTCGGCAATACCGAAGAGAACGTCCGCAGGATCTCGGTTGTCTTTGAATGTATCGAGCCGTTCTTGCAGCGCGGCGCGAAGGTTTTCATCCTGTACCGGAAACGTAGTTTCCAATTGATCAAAGAACGATTGTGGCTTGTCGGTATTTGCCTCGATCCACGCGGCGATGATTTTGAGTGCATCAGCTTCGCGGTTCATATCCTTAAGAAATCTGACCGAACTCTCAATGTACGACGCCGACAAGATCGCAGCATAAGCATGGATCGTCTCGATCAGGGCCGCACAAACCTCGTCGCCGTTGTCATCGAATGAGTCCTTGTATAACTCCCACGGCTGCTGAAGTTCGACTTCCAGCGTCTGGTTGGCGTAATTTTCATTGAGACGCTTGGCTTCATGAAGCAGCCGCGCGACATCAAAGAACCCCGCGCGGATGCCGTCCAGCAGAACGTGGTCGAACTCGTCAACATGAGAAAATGGATACGCGTCCAACAATTCCTCGTATTCTTTCTTTTCATCAGGCAACTCCTCTTCGCCGAAACCATAGAGGCTCCGACCACGTTCCTTGAGGGTGTAATCCAGCAGTCCCGATTTTTTGGCGTAGACCGCCCAGCCAAAGAGCACGAGCGTGCTGACTGCCTGACTAGCTATTCGGTCATCCAGCCCGTCCAGATGTGTCTCTACGAGACGGATAACGCGCTCTAACTTCTTCAAAATTCGGATGTTTGCGATGTCGAGTTGCTGGGCGCACTTTCTTAGCAGTTCATCGTTGGCAGTCGTGCCGTTGATGGCGATGTCGCAGGCTTCCTGAGATGTCGGTTTAAACAATAGGGAAGAATCGATCACTTTCTCGCTGTACTTCTCGAACGCGGCATGATCGGCGTCCGAGAGTTCCTCGTCGTTAAGGATGAGCACGATCTTGCACTTCCGCCGCTCACGCAGCAGGGAGACCAGACCCAGCACATCGACGATGCGCAATTTCTCACCCTTGCGTTCGAGATCATCGATGCAGACGATATACTGGTTCACAGCAAGGAAAGCGGCGTGATCCGCCAGCGCGCCTAAGCCGGGCTTCCAGGCTGTCGCCGCAAGTTTCGCCACCGCTTTGATGTTTGTGCCCAAGGTCTCGATAGTTGGATCGGTGCCCACACTCTGGACGGGGATAACATTCTCGAAGACCGATGACTTGAATCTGTCGAGGCTGTCTAAGCCGAAGAGCGAGACGTAGGAATACGATCGCAGCTTTACCTTAGCAGCTTGCTGCGCCTCCTTTAGGAGCGTCTCCCACGTATATGTTTTACCGACACCCCACTTGCCCCGAATGCATAGAACTTCGGGGCTGTCGGTGTGGAGAAAGCGGAAAATCTCTTGCCGTAGAAGGGATAGAGCGGCGGGCTTTTCGATATCAAGGGAAGCATCTGTGGCCATGAGCGAATCCGCCATATGGTTGCGAGTATCGCCAATAACAGCGTTCCCGTGTGTATGATAGAGGGGTTCGAGAGCTGTATGAACCGGACATTGTTCGAGGAAAATCGTGGCGCCATTCAAGCAAACTACGCTGCCAGCCCACTACAAGAACGGCCAGACTTTCGGCAGGCCGAGTGAGTATCGACCGGAATACTGCCAGCTCGTGATCGAGAAGATGCGAGAGGGGATCAGCCTTGGGGCATTCGCCGGTGTCGTCGGGGTGAGCCGGGACACGGTGTACGAGTGGGTGAAGCGACACGCCGACTTTTCCGACGCAGTGTCTCGCGCAAGGGCTGGCCAGCAGCTCGCGTGGGAGCTGAAGCTGCTGCGGTCGCGCAAGGGCGCGGAGACGAGCGCCGCGATCTTCGCGCTGAAGAACATTGCGCCCGACCAATGGCGTGACGTGCGCTCAGTCGATCATCAGCACAGCCTGAAGCTCGAAACCCTCACCGATGCGCAGCTTTATGCCATTGCAGCGGGCAAAGCGGGTGCTCATGGCGCGGTGATCGAGACCGAATTCACCCGAACCGACCTCGATCCGCAACAGTGAAACGTCCGTTTCTCCGTTGCGCTCCCCGCTGAGTGTAGCGTGGCGTGATTGCGGCGAGGTGACGTTCGTGCCCCTCGGCCAGGGGGAGGGGGCGGGGAAAAATCTAGGCGGGAAAGCATGCTTTTTCGCTTAAACCCCACCCCATCACCCGCAACGCCAGAAACTTGCACGGATTGGATTACTGCTCCTCTGGAGCCGGTTCGCCGCTGGCGTAGACTAAACATGTTCATGTGCAGGTACGAAGAGGATAGAGCGTCTTAAAATCATCTCGGCTGCGTATCTCGAACTGCTTCAAGCCGGGATTATAGAGTAGCAGGCCACCACCAGCCGCGCGCAGGAGTTTGCGGTCGATGCAGGTGCCGTCTTTCGTAATGAAACTCTGCACGTCGCTCAGATCGGCGACCTCCGACTTGAGCCAACTGCTGCCGGATGCGTAAGCGATCATCCATGCATTAAGGGCAACAATCCATAGCGCAGTTCTGTACCGGACGTGACCTGTTCGCCAAGCGACAACATAAATGTACGCCAACAATCCGTTTATGAAGATCGACGGTAGCACAAGGGCTGCGAAAGTGGAAATTCCGATGATGCTTACGATGCTAGTCAATACCATCGAGATTGCAATTATGAAGAGCATCCCGAGCTTGAATTGAAGTGCATCACTAAACAAGACATCGACAACTCGTTCGAAATTCCCGCTCAGCACGTTCCAAGCCTCGTGTATCGACCAAAACGATAGGATGCTGATCAAAGAGTAAAGTATGAAGACGCCGAAGACGTACTCAATAACAGGCAGAGTTAGAGCGAATAAATCCTGCAGCGTGAAAAGCTGGACAAAATGGCCGGGGACATTGTTGAAGTAGCCGGTATTGAACGCGCTGCTTATCAGCAGGTACCCAAAAGAGGCGGCAGCTATCGCCTCAGTAATCGTCAGTTCGGCAGGCTCTTCTTCAAAAATTTTGAACATGCATTTGCCCCTGTGAATAGCTGAGATTGCGCAAGCGTTGCGTGTAGTTCAATGGTTGCGGATGAAAAGGCGCGAGAGTCGGCAGCAGTCAAGGTGGACGTTTAGCCAACGCTCGTGAAGAAAGCCCTCGGGAAGGGTCGCCCGGCAACAGAAGCCCCGCCCAGCGGACCCGTGGATAACTCGGGCTAGGCGCATGAGATTGGCCATGTTACCGTAGGTGTCACGTCAAGAGCGTCGCACCGCCCATGACGTGACTTCGTGAGACCTTATCGGCTTAGAAGACGAACGCTGGGCAAGCTTTAGTCGTCCAAGTTATGATCAGGACCACCACGATGGCGGCGCCGCAGCCGACTAGTCCGGCTGCGGTGACCTCCAGCGGCCCGACCCGCACTTCCATGCTGCTTTCCATAAATTCTCCTTTACAGCTTGAGGGTTGGGTGCTCCGCGAATCAGCGTGAGCACATGACGATCATTGGACACCCGGGTGCCAACTCGACGCAACGCACAACGTAGGCACTCCAGAACTTACAAACAGGTGGTCAATGGCTGTGCAAATCATTGCCAGCCGTCCTGATTATAGGGCCGCCGGATGCGCCTCGCCTCCGTGCAATACCGGGGGCCGGTATCCGGGCAATGCCGGGGCGCAAAAAAACTCACAAAATGACTATGAGTACTCTTTGCGACGTGGGCGTTTTGTGCGTACATTTCGGTACGCCCCGACATGCCGCTTAGGCCGCCCCTCAGGCGGCGTTATCGAGGCCTCGCCGGTCGCGTGGCCTACGCCCCCAGCCCCAGCCACGCGTCCGGCAACAATCATCGAGGACAGGCGATGATCGACCTCGACAACGAGATCAACCGCGACGCGCTGATCGAGCGCATCGACAATCTGCAGGACGCGCTGCAGTCGATTGTGGCGTGGTCGCAAGCCTATCCGCTGGAAGTTTTCCCCGAACCCGACCTGAAGAAGGCCCGCGCGCTGCTGGAAGCGGGCGGCATCAGCCTCGACAGCGTCTCGGCGCACTGCATGCGCCACGTCATCATTTCGGTGGGCGAGATCGCGCGGAGGGGTCTCGATGGGTGAGAAGACCATCCACGCGATGCGCGCGCAGATCGCCCGGCTCGAGGCCCGCGTCTCGATGCTGGAGCAGGTAATTTTCCAACTCAGCCCGGCCTCGCTGCGCCCGAACATCGACAATGTCGAGGCGGTGAAGACGTTTCTGCGCAAGCACGACATCGAGCAGCTCTCGCCGCACGTTGCGCGGTTTCTGAGCGATCAGCTGCCGGTCGATTGGCGGGCGCTTGCCAACAGCGCTGGTGCAATCCAGACCTTCAAGCTGCTGGCCCAGAATTACTCAATCACGGAAGCCCGCAAGAGGCTGTCGTGAGTCGCGATGATCTCGTCGAGATCATCCGCGCCCGCAACGTGCTGAAGCAGTCGTCGTGGGTGCCCAATCTGAAAATCGTCAACCAGTCGCTTGCGGCAACGAGACCTGAGGTAGAGGAGCAATGGCGGAATTTGGACCGCTCTCGGCGCTCTCCTACCACGGAGGCGTGTCCGAACCGCTGAGCCATCTACAGACGCTGGAAGCAGAGGCCGCGCGCGAGGCTGCGGCGCGCCGTTTGCGCCGGTCGGTGGTTTCGGAGGCGCGGCGTGCATCCGATCTGGAAGGCGGAGTTGGCGCTGCATCGATGGCGGCGGGGCTTGTGCCTGGCGCAGGCGTCGCCGACGTGCTCGGCCTACTGCCCGACTTCAAGGGCGGCTATCAGCCGTCGTTCGGCCGCAACCTGCTGAGTGGCAATTATCGCGACGCCGCGATTCAGACGCTCGGGCTCGGCGGCGACATCATGTTGGCGACGCCGCTTGCTGCGCTTGGCGTGGCGGCGAAAGGCGCGCGCGAGGCGGCCCGCATTCCCATCGCTGTTGGCGATACGCGCGTCTCGACGCGCTTCCCGAGTGCGGTGAAGGCGACCGAAGACCCGCTGCGGCAGCATCTGTCGATTGGGGTCGATGAGATGAAGCTCGATCCCGAGACCTTCGCGCACAACACCTCGATCCTGTCGCGCGCGCCGGGCTTCCGCCGACTGGCCCAGATGGCTCCCGACGAAGCGGCAAACGCCTATGTCAGCCAAGCCAAGGACAATCTGCGGTTCCTGTACGAAAACTCGCCCGACGTGATGAAGAGCCGCGCGCCGCTCTGGTACGAGGGAGCCAATCGTATCTCGGACGCGCTCGCGTCGCGCTGGGGCGTCCCGCGCCAGAGCGCATCGGCCACGCTGGCGGCGCTGTCGCCGCAAAAGGACTGGTTCATGAACGCGACGCTGAGCGAGCGCGTCGGCGACATCGTCATGAACAATCCGCGCGCGACCTCCGACATGGAGGCGTGGATCAGGTCGCAGCCGAAGGTGATGGCGGCTCCCGACGCGGAGGAGGCGTTGGGCGCGATCAGCGGCAAGAGGCTCGATCAGGTGGACCCGAAGGATGCGGCGCTGTTCGTGCGGGCATTCGATGAAGCCCACAACACTCGCAACTACCGCTCGATCCTGCCGGAAGGTGACTTCGGCGACTGGATCACAACGCAGAGTGGCGATCCCAGCAAGGTGGCGTGGGGCACGTTCGGCGACATCGGCAAGGCGGTACGCGCGGTCCAGTCCGGCGGCGACATGGACACGATTTCGCGGCTGCTCGGCGAGAAGCACAAGGTGCGCTCGTTCTACAACAACATCGAGGTGCCGAACGATCCGCGCTTCGGCGACGTGACGGCCGACACCCATCAGGTCGCCGCCGCTCAACTGCGACCATTGTCGGGCGCGTCGGAGGCGGTGATCCAGCACCTCGCGTCGGGCGGGCCTGCAGGCTCGGTCAATGCGCGCTCCAGCGCGATCACGGGCGTCAAGGGAACTTACGGTCTGGTGAACGACGCCACCCGGCAGTTCGCGGAGGATGTCGGCCTGCTCGGCCGCGCCGGTCAGTCCGCGACGTGGGAGCCGGTCCGCGAGCTATTCCCCGCGAAGTGGAAAACCGCTAAGAATAACGCTGCGGTTGACGACATCTGGGGAGCCTACGACAGTGGCAACATCTCCATCGACCAAGCCCGAAAAGCAATCTTCGATCTTGCTGGCGGAATTGGAACGCCTGAGTGGGCACGACATGGCCTTACTGCGATTGCTCCATTACAGGGATCGACATATCGGTAAACTCGCCGAAGGCTACATAGCCATCAACTGGTGGGGCGAGGAGCCTGAGGTGATCGAGCCGGAAGAGCAGCACATCATCGATCTGCTCGCGGGATACGACGCCGCCCTCACTCAGGAGGCGAGCGAGTAAAAACCTCACGCAACTATCTCTGAGCGCTCTCGTACTCTATGCGAGAGTCAAGACGTACTCCGGGCCAGCCGTCTTTTTTCACCGGCATTGTCGTACTTGTTGCGAAACGTTTCTGGATGGCGTCTGATGGGTTCCCTTGCGAGGGAAGCCAGAGATGCCAGAAGAAACGGGGCGGCACCACTTCGCGCTGATGTCAGTGGTCGATACGTTTACCGACATCACGGGGATGTCGGCCAAGAGGCTGAGTCGTCTGACCGGGATGCCGGACTTGGTGTCCCACATCTATGACGGCGTGGCCACCGCACAGGAAATCGTGGCGGCCTTCGATCTGATGGGCCGCTACTTCAACAATGATCTCGGCGGAAGACGCCGCAGGCGAAATCCTGCGGCGGAAGCTGCTCCGCGCGTCGTTCGCGGAGTGGTGCATCGCAAACGGCTACAGCCCCGCCCGTCACCACCGGCTGCTGATCGAGAAGCTGGAGGCTCTTGCTCGGGGTGATATTCCCCGGCTCGCGATCTTCATGCCGCCCGGCTCGGCGAAAAGCACCTACGCCTCGGTGCTGTTTCCGCCGTGGTGCATGGCGCAGCATCCGAAGGCGCAGTTTCTCGCGGCGTCGCACACCACGGAGCTGGCCGAGCGCTGGGGTCGTCGCGTCCGCAACCTGATCGCGGAGCACTCCTCGATCCTCGGCATCACGCCCGACGACCAGAACCAGGCGGCGGGCCGCTGGGCGATCAAGGAGGGCGGCGAGTATCTCGCGGCGGGCGCGCGGATCGGCATCGCCGGTTTCCGCGCGCTGTTCGGCGTGATCGATGATCCCTTGCGCAGCAGGGAGGACGCCGACAGCGAGGTGATCCGCGAGCGGCTCTGGGAGTGGTACCTCTACGACTTCCGGCCCCGTCTCATTCCCGGCGCGCGCCAGTTGCTGATCCAGACCCGCTGGCACGAGGACGACCTCGCGGGCCGCGCGCTCAATCACGACAAGTGGGAAGTGATCTCGCTGCCCGCCGAAGCGAAGGCGAACGACCAGCTCGGCCGCGCCCCCGGCGAGTTTCTGTGGAGCGACGACGACTACGGCTATGGCGCCCAGCTGCGCGAGCTGAAAGAGACGACGCCGCCGCGCGTCTGGAGCGCGCTGTATCAGCAGGCGCCGGCGCCTGAGGAGGGCGACTTCTTCAAGCAGCAATGGTTCAAGCCGCTCGACATCGCGCCTGCGCATACGTTGATGCGCTGCTATGGCGCCAGCGACTACGCAGTGACGGCGGACGGCGGCGACTTCACCGTTCACATCGTGCTCGGCGTCGATCACCTGAACAATCTCTATTTGCTCGATGTCTGGCGCGGCCAGCGCACGACCGATGTCTGGATCGAGGCGTTCTGCGACCTCGTCGAGAAGTATCGCCCGCTGGCGTGGGCTGAGGAGACCGGCCAGATCAAGGCGTCGGTTGGTCCGTTCCTTGAGCGCCGCATGCGCGAGCGCCGGGTCTGGGTCAACCGCGAGCAGTTTCCGACGCGCGGCGACAAGGCGGTGCGGGCGCGTTCGATCCAAGGCCGCCTCGCGCTCGACGGCATCTTCTATCCGAAGAACGCGCCGTGGGCGGCGGACTTCTTCGCGGAAATTCTCAATCTGTGGGTCGGCAAGCACGACGATCAGGGCGACGCGCTCGGCCTCGTCGGGCAGCTGCTCGATAGGATGGTGAAGGGCCGCGCCGGTTCGACGCCTCCGGTCAAGCTTCCGAATGACGGCTACCGCGCCAACCGGCGCAGCAACAACGTGGACCCCATGACGCTATGATCAACCTCGACGCCCTGACCGCCAATTACAATTCGCGGGGCGTGATGGGACCGGACGATGTCAACGCCAGCAAGCTGATCGTCCGTCGTCGTGAGTTCGAGGATTACTGCCACGCCAAGGCGCGCGAGATCGAGGAGCAGCGGCAGTCGTGGCGCTACTACCATGTCGATCAGTGGACGCCCGACCAGCTCAAGGTGCTGCGCAAGCGGCAGCAGCCGCCGATCACCTTCGACCGCACCGGGCGCAAGATCGACAGTCTGTCCGGCACCATCCGCCGCCTGCGCACCGACCCCAAGGCCTATCCCAACACGCCGAACGGCGAGCAGGGCGCAGAGGTCGCGACGCAGGTGATCCGCACCATCAACGACGCCTCCTTCGCCGAAGACTTGGAGGTCGAGTGCTGCCGCGACGCGCTGGTGCATGGCATCGGCGTCGATGAGTTGATGCTGGTGCCCGGCGACAAGGGCGACCCCGATCTGCGCTTCGCCTATGTTGACCCGCGCACCTTCTTCTACGACCCGCGCAGTCTGCGCTCCAATTTTCAGGATGTCCGGTTTCACGGCGTCTACAAATGGGCCGATATCGACGAGCTGGACACGCTCGCCGACGGCGCCTCGGAGCTGGTGAAGGACAACCTCAATTCGGACGGCGGCTACTTCACCGCGTTCGACGCCGACCGCGAGAACCTCTGGGTCGATAGCCGCAACCGCGTGCGGCTCGTCGATCACTGGTACAAGCGGGGAGGGATGTGGCGCTGGTGCCTACACACGGGCAACGTCGAGATCATGAGCGGCGACAGCTCGTTCTTCAACGAGCGCGGCATGTCGATCTCCAAGTACAGCGCGTTCGCCAACATGATCGACATCGACGGCGACCACTACGGCTTCATTCGCCGCCTCAAGGGACCGCAGGACGGGCTCAACCAGCACCGCTCCAAGGCGATCCACATCATGAACACCCGGCAGCTCAAGATCGCGCAGGGGGCGGTGGACGACATCGAGGTGACGCGGCGCGAGGCGGCGCGACCCGATGGCGTGCTGGTCTATAACGGCGACCCCAAGCAGCTGGAGGTGCTCCAGCCGGAGCAGGAGTTCCTGCAGCAGACAAAGTATTACGAGGACGCCAAGAATGAGATCGACAGCTTCGGGCCGAACCAGCAGCTGATCCAAGAATTCGGGCAGAACGTCTCCGGGCGCGCGGCGAACATGCTGCAGCAGGCCGGGCTCGCGGAGCTGGGGCCGTTCCTGAAGAACTTCCGCATGTGGAAGCTGGAGCGCTACCGCGCCTGCTGGTGCGCGGCGCAGCGCTACTGGACCGGCGAGCGTTTCCTGCGCGTGACGGGCGATCAGAACGTCGCGCAGTTCATGCAGATCAACGGCGTCGAGCTGGACCCGTATGGTCGGCCCATGCTGGTCAACGTGCTCGGCAACATCGATGTCGAGATCAAGGTCGATGAGGGCCCCGACACCGAGACCGTGATGGGCGACATCTTCGACCTCTTGATGTCGCTGAACCAGAACAACGTGCCGGTGCCGCCGCAGCTCATCATCGAGGCGTCCAATCTGCCGCTGTCTGAGAAGAAGAAGCTGCTCGGCATGCTGGCGCAGCCCGATCCGGCGAAGCAGGCGGCGCAGAACGCCATCATCCAGAAGACCATGGCGGAAGCCAATCTCGCCAACGCGCAGGCGGGCAAGGCGCAGGCCGATGCGGGCAAGTCTCAGACCGGCGCGCTCCTCAACGTCGCCAAGGCGCGCGCAGAAGGTGCGCCCGAAGATCCGACGCAACCGAAGTCTCCGCTCGACTACGCGGAGCAGATGGCGAACATCGAGGAGACGCAGGCGACCGCGGAGCACAAGCGCGCCTCGGCGCAGGCGCTGCGCAACAAGGACCGCGTCACGCCGCTGCAGCTGCTCGCAGATTATGCGAACCGCGACGCGGATCGGTTCGTCACCAGCATTCAGAAGATCGCCGACCGCAGCGTCGAGGACTTCCACCGCGCCGCAGATCGCGGCGCAGAGAACTATCACCGCGAGGCCGACCGGGCCGCGCAGGAGCGCATCGCGCGCCTCGCTGCAGCTCGTCGGCCCGCGCAGCAATAACCAAACCGTCGCTGGCCTTGTTCCGTGCAGGAGCCGGTGGCGGGCGGACGCGGCCTGTCCCCGCGTCCGCAACAGTTTTGCGGGGTAGAGCAGCCCGGTAGCTCGTCTGGCTCATAACCAGAAGGTCGGCGGTTCAAATCCGTCCTCCCGCAACCATTCGTCCGCGTGAACGAGATCACGCACACGCCCGATGCGAGCGAGATCGCATCGCCCCGTGAGAGGGATGTCTCACCACGCCGCTCGTCGCGATAGCCGGGCCACGTTTGCCGGAAACGACATTCCGGGGAGACCAGAAGGCATGACTGACATTACGCAGGGCGCTGACGCGCCCGACGAGAATGCTTTGTTCAACGAAGCTGTCGCTGCCGACACGCTTGCAAAGTTCGAGAACCCGCCACCCGTCAAGGAGCCGGAAAAACCCGCAGCTCCTGCCGCACCGGAGGTGAAGCCCGAAGTCAAGGCTGAGGCCAAGCCCGACGACAACGCGCCCGTTCCTCCGGGCCGTTTGCGCGAGGAGGCCGAAGCGCGGCGCAGGGCCGAACGTGAGCGCGACGATCTGCGGGCGCAGATGGCGATGCTGGCGCGGCAACAGCCGCAACAGCAGCAGCCGCAACAGCCCCAGCGCGTTGACCTGTTCGAAAACCCATCGGGGTTCGTGCAGCAGGAGCTGAAGCCGTACCTCGAAACCATCCAGTCGCAATTCCAGATGCAGCGTGAAGCGATGTCCCTCGACTTCGCCCTGCAGCGGCATGGTGAGGAGAGGGTCGGCTCCGCACGTCAGGCCCTCGAACAGGGCATGGCGCGCGGTGATCCGCACGCGTGGGGCACCTACCAGCGGGCAATGTCCTCGCATGATCCATACGGTGTCATCGTCAAGTGGCACCAGGACGGCGAGACGCTGCGCAACGTTGGTGGTGATCTCGACGCCTACAGAAAGCGCATTCTCGAAGAAGCCTTGGCCGACCCCGAATACCGGGCTCGTGCCATCGAAGCTGCGAAAGGTCAGGCAGCCACGAACGGCGCACACGTCGCTCGTCCTGCCGTCGTCAAGCCTGCGGTCGCCTCTCCATCGCTCGGCAACATCGGTGCCGGTGGAGGTGACGCTCAGATCGTCGAACCCTCCGACGCAGAACTGTTCCGGGCCGCAACTCAGGCAAAGCGGCGCTGAACCCACAACAAGGACGCGCCGCGCATCACCCATGGTGAGCGGCTATGCTTACTTCCAACCACGTCAATAACGAGGTCATCAAGTTTCGCCGTCAGGTGATCTCGGACTTCCTGCGGCGCTCGCGTTTCGATGCGTTCATGGGCGACAGCTCCACGAACGTCATCGTGCGCCTCGCCGATCTCGAAAGTGACGGCAAGCAGGTCAACATCCCGCTCGTCAACCAGATGTCGGGTGACGGCGTGGGTGCTGGCACCCTGCGCGGCAATGAGGAGATGCTGGACAGCTACGGCTTCCCGATCTGGGCGGACTGGGCTCGCAACGCCGTTGCGAACAACCGCGCCTCGAACAAGGAGTCGTCGTTCAACGTCCGCTCGACCGCGCGTGATCTGCTCCGTGGCTGGTCGCGCCGCGTCGTTCGTGACGATCTCACGGACGCGCTGCTGTCGATCCCGACCGCCGCCGTGCAGGCGAACCGCTTCGGCGTTCCCGGCAACCGCGTCAACGGCATCAAGTGGTCGGCGGCGACCTCGGGCCAGAAGGACAGCTGGATGAACGCGAACTATGACCGCGTCCAGTTCGGCACCGTGCCTGCTGCGTCCGTGCCGTCCACCTTCGCGGCGGCGGCACTGCTGCTCGACACCACCAACGACATCATGACCGCTGCCGTTGGCTCGCTCGCCAAGCAGAAGGCGAAGCAGTCGGGTGTCTCCTCGGCCAATCCGGGCGTCTATAACGGCCGCCCCAAGATCACGCCGTGGGAGATCGAGGAGCTGGATGAGGAGATGTTCGTCTGTTTCCTCGGCGACGGTGCGTTCCGCTCGTTGCAGAACGACCCGGTCATGTATCAGGCGAACCGCGATGCTCGGGCGCGTGAGGGCAACCCCACCAGCGCCAACCCGATCTTCACGGGCGGCGCGCTGCTCTATGACGGCATCCTCTACAAGAACATTCCCGAGATCACGCAGCGTCTGAACCTCGGCGCCATCGGCACCGCGTCGGCGAACGTCGAGCCGTTCTTCCTCTGCGGTCAGGCTGCACTGGCCTACGCGACCGGCCAGATGCCGCGCCCAACGCAGCTGGAGGACGGCGACTACGACTTCGTCACCGGCCTCGGCATCGAGGCGCAGTACGGCGTCGGCAAGATCGCAAAGGCGCCGCTCACGGCGTCCGGCGCGACCGTCGGCGATCTCGTCGATTGGGGCATGGTCACCGGGTTTGTCGCCACGACCTGATCGACCTGACACCGACCACAACAGCGACCGCGCGGACGGACCCGCCCGCGCGGATTTTTCTCGAACGAAGAGATCATGATCATGGGTCCTCGCACTGCATACCGTCAGCCGCAAGCTGGCGGTCAGGGTTTTGCCCGCACCAAGAAGGTGTTCGGCGGCCCCGCTGTCACGTTCGTCGCTGGCGACGTGGCGCTCAACGCCCAGACCGCAATCCTCCGGGTGCCCAAGGGGTTCGTGCTGCAATCGTGGCAGGGCACCGTGGGCGACATGGACACCGGCACGACGCTGATGATCGCCATCGGCGACGCGGGCAACAACGCCCGCTTCATGGCCGCGTCCAACCTCGGGCAGGCGGGCGGGGCTCTGCCCGCGCTGGCGGCGGGCGGTGTGCTCTATGAGTTCACCGACGACACCGACATCCTCGTGACCGCAACGGTGGCCGCAACCGGTCTCGGCCCGACGCCAACCATCGTCGCTCTGATGGAAGGCTACATGAAGTGATCAAGCCCCGGCAGCGATGCCGGGGCTCGTTTCATGTGGAACGCATACCGCAAAGGGAACGGCAATGAAGAAAGCAACTGTGACGTACACCGCGCCGCCCGGTGAAGCGAAGACGCTCGACATCGGCGGCACCACGCTGGTGACCGGTAAGGCCGACACCGTGATCTGCGACGACGCGCTGATGGCGCGCCTGCAGAAGGCTTCGGGCGGCATGCTGAAGGTGGAGGGCGTCGCCGAGTACACCGAGAAGCACGATCCGCCCGACGAGACCGGCAAGGCACATCACAAGAAGTAGCCCGCGCGAGCGGTCTTTTTTCGGGGAGCAACCGGGATGGCCGAGACCCACACGGCTGAGGAGCTGATCAACAAGGCCGCCGCGATCCTCGGCAAATATGTGCCGGGCGAGGCACTCGGCGATGTCGAGCACGCGACCATCGACAAGTGCATCGACGACGTGCTCGCCGAGATCGCCAAGATCGTGGCCATCGGCGACCGCGACGAGATCCCCAACCTCGTGTTCGAGACGGTGGCGCGCCTTGTCGCGATCTATGCCGCCGCCGAGTTCTCCAACCAGCCGCTCGATCTGGTCGCCGTGCAGCAGCACGAGATGCGGCTGCGCTACCTGATCGCGCAGACGCCGACCTACGAAGTGCTGGCGACGAACTATTTCTAGGTATCGCAAGCGAACCTGAGATGACCGATGTCCCGTTTCCCCTCCTGACAGCGCCGGGTCTCAAGCCGCAGGCCGCAGGCGGACGCGTGCTCAACTGCTACCCGGAGAAGCTGCCGGAGACCGCAGGCAAGCCGTATGCGTGGTTCAGGGTGCCGGGGCTGGGTGCATTCGGCACCGCGCCCTCGGGGCGCTTCCGGGGTGGCGTGCTGGTCAACAACATCTTCTACGGCGTGTTCGGCTCGGCGGTCTATTCGTGGACCTCGGCGGGCGGGGCAGGGACGCTGCTGCCGGGCTCGGTCCCCGGCACCGAGATCGTCTTCGCTGTCCGCAACAACGCCAGCAACCCCGACGTGGTGTTCGTCTCGCCCGGCAACGGCGCGTTCTGGATCAACGGCTCCAATCAGGTCGTAGCCTACCCCGACGCCAATGTCGGCCAGCCCAACGCGGTGGTGTTCCACAAGGGCTTCTTCGTCTTCACCTACGGCAACGGCACCACCCGCACCTCGAACGTCAACGTCACCGCCATCAACACGCTCAACGTCGCGACCGCCGAGAGCAAGCCCGACACGCTCTATCGCCCGGTGCCGCTCGCCAACGGCCAGCTGCTGCTGTGCGGCTCGAGTTCCCTGGAGGTGTGGGGCAACCAGAACGACAGCGGCTATCCGTTCTCCTACATCGCGACGATTGCGCGCGGCATCGTTGGGCCTGCGGCGATTGCCGGTGCGGAGGACGGCTTCGGCAAAGGCATTTTCCTGGTGGGCGACGACTTCCGCGTCTCGCGCCTCGACGGCTATTCCTGCGTGCCGATCTCCAACTCCGACCTCGACACGCTGATCGAGCGCGAGCCGAACAAGAGCGGCATCCGCGTCGGCGTCCTCAACTCGCGCGGCCACGGCTTCGTCGTGGTGCAGGGCGCGGCATGGTGCTGGATTTTCGACACCACCCTCAACACTTGGCACGAGCGGCTGTCCTATCTGAAGACCTACTGGCGCGGCCTCTATCCGGTGCAGGCGTTCGGCAAGTGGCTGTGCGGCGACAGCGACGCCGCCAATCTCTGCGAGATCAGCGCGCAGGTGCGCAAGGAGCTGGGCAACCCGATCATGATGCGGATCGACACCGGGCCGTTCGGCAGCTTTCCGAACGCGGTGCGGATCAACGCCATCGAAATGTACCTGACCAAGGGCGCCAGCGACGCCACCGGGCACGACCCCGACGAGACCAACGCCGAGATCGCGATCTCGATCTCGCGCAACGGCGGTCAGGATTGGAGCAATCCGCGCAACGTCAGGATCGGGCGGCAGGCGATCACCAACGGGCGCGTGCGGTCCTCGATCTGGGGGCAGGCCGAAGTACAGGGCGTGCGCTGGCGCTTCGAGGAAAGCGCGGGCGTCGATTTCGCCTTCATGGGTGCCGACATGCTCGGAGACAAGCTGCGATGAGGACGAAGTTCTCGCTGCCTGCGCAGGACGTGCCGATCCTGCTGCCTGACGGCAGCATGAACCCGACTTGGTACGAGAAGCTCAAGGTGATCGAGAGCTTCGTCAATCTGTTCGGCTACATCGAGTTTTTGCGGCCGACTTCGCCACCCGCTGCGCCGCCGACCGTCACCGCGATTGCCAACAATCAGGTGCTGATCTGGGACGCGACACAGGGCCAGTTCAAGGCCGGAGCAAACTGACATGGCTGGTTTTTTCGACACGCTCTTCGGCGGTGGCGCCGAGAAGGAGGCTGCGGAAAAGAACCGGGCGCTCGCGGCCCAGTACCAGACCAGCGCGCTCGACTATCTCAAGACCGGCTACGGCACCGGGACCGACGCTCTCAACAAGGGCATCGCGGCCTACGATCCGCTCGCCGCGCTCAGCGTCAAATACAGCGCCGCAGGCGACACATGGCTCAATGCGCTCGGCGTCAATGGCACGGACGCGCAGAAGCAGGTGCGGTCGCAATTCACCACCATCCCCGGCTACGAACTCACGCAGCAGGCGGCGCTCGATGCCATCGACCGCAGGCGCGCCATCGGCGGCATGTATGCGAGCGGCAACGCCGATGAGGACACCGCCAACTGGATCACCAAGAACCTCTACGAGACGCAGTACCAGCCGTGGATGGCGGGGCTGCAGAGCGCCGCCGGGATGGGCGGCCAGTACACAGCTGGCGCTGCGCAGGGGCGACAGGTCGGCTACTCCAGCCTCGCCGATCTCGCCAGCCAGTACGCGCAGAACCAGACCAACGTCGCCAACAACTACATGGGCCAGAACGTCGCGGCGAACAATCAGCAGGCCGCGGGCGAGGCTGCCGGTGCGAAGAACCTGCTCGGTGCCGGTCTGTCCATCGCGGGCGCGGCCTTCGGCATGCCCGGCCTCGGCTCCGTCTTTGGCGGCAGCGGCGGTGGCGGCGCATACAGCAACGGCACCTACAACTTCGCAGGCTCACCGCTCGGGCAGGGCCTGAGCAAGCTGGGCGGAATGTTCGGGATGGCGTGAGGCGACCATGGCAATCAATCCGTCCCGCTACGACACGCCCGGCTCCTTCATCGGCACCATCGACTGGTCGCCGCTGCAGCGGATCGGCGAGCAGCTCCAGAAAAACCGCGAGGAGGCTGAGGCGGCCGAACTGATCGCGCGCCTGTACGGCGGCCAGGCATCAGCTCCGGCTGCACCTCAGGCGGCGCAGCCGTCGCCCGTGGTGAGTCCGCCGGTGCAGACGGCTGCAGCCGCGCCCGCGATC